GCCGCCGTCGATGACGTCAGGAATGATCGCAAAATCAAAGCCAGGGTGGTTTTTCCATCTCGCGACGAACTCGTAATAATCACTCCAGTCGATTTTGTTTTTTCCAGCTGCTTTCCATGCTGTGAATGCGCCGTTGTCCAATGCGAATGACTGACAGTATTCAGATGCCAGATTTATCTGGCCGGCATGGGCGAACGAGATGAAAGCATGCCTCGCTCGCCACGCCTTTAGCGCGCAGGTGTCAGGGGTTATTGGCCCGCCGTGGTAATGGATCATACCTGGCCCCCGCGAAGCTGTGCTGCATGGGCGCGGAGCATGCTGATAGCGTGATGCGCCGGCGCAATGCGATCCATCATCGTCAAAATGACATTGATCGCACCATCAACACCCACCGCCCGCTGTTCGTTCACCCATTCGTCCGTTGCTGGCGATTTCTTCATGACGTAGACCGAATCCTCACCGGCTTCATGACCGCAGATATAACCGTGTAATGCTGGCTGGTAAGTTTCACGACCAAACAACCCGAGACGCTCACCAAGCTCCTGAACGTCCGCTCCATCCAGAGAGCAACCTTCAGCAGCGGCCTGGAAGCAGGTTTTGATGAATTCCTGCTTAACTGCACTCTCAGCCGCGATTTCTGTCAGTCGTTTATTCGACTGCTCCATGCCATGCTTGCAACATTCGGCGTCAATCTTGCTTTGCTTCAGTTCAGCCGCCAGCGCCGCGCACTTTTCTTCCAGTTCAGCAACATGACAACGTGCGTCAGCGTCGTTTGCTTCTGACGATTTGAGTGCTTCCGCCAGCGCGTTAATGCGCTCCACCAGGTCAACCGGTGCGACGTCATCAGCATCCTGCCCGAACCCAAGTGCCTGACGCACGGCGCGAGACTCTGCCATGCGTTGGTCTGCCTCACCGGCAGGCATTGAATAGCGAGCCAGTTCAGCCGCCAGCGCATCACTACGCGCCGTCTGCACGTCCAGCGCACTCGCCAGCTCTGTTACCATCTTCGCAATCGTGATGATCGGCGTGTCATCACTCATTGCCGCTGCAAATTCGTGTCCGACACGAACCAGATGTTTAGTCTTGTCACCCATCATTACCCCCGCTTACCCGTTTAACTTGTTGATTTGTTTGATATCAAAAAGGATCGTTATTTGATGCCACTTCCAAATCTCGCTATTAGCAGCGCATCAGCGATCGCCTGCCCTTTGGCTTTTGCGTCAAGAAATCGCAGTTCGGGATAAAGCTGAATTGCCCGGCTGCGTGCCGCATCCTTGTCACTGCCAATCAACCCTGCCGCCTTCTTCCAGGCCTGTGGCGTAACCAGCGTGTAGGGGATGTTCAGCCCCTGTAGTAACCCCTCAGCAACGCCAGCTGCGTGACCAAAGGTGAACATGCTGGCCGTTCCCTGCCCCGGCATGGCGCCGACCTGTTCCAGAAATGCCTCGTTGATTTGGTATTTCCTGAGCCATGCGGCTGCGGCTGCGCCGTTTACCCTGGACTTTGTGCCGACTTTGATGGTTGGCATGTTCAGGTGGTCGATGTACCCGCCCTGCTCTGTGATGAGAACAAGAGCGCCGCTGCATCCAGGGTCTATCCCTAAAATCACCATGCTTTACCTCTTAGGTAATTTAAAACCACATACGAATTAAATTCAATAGTTATGCGCATTATTTTTTACCTTGCAGGTAATAATCACATCGTAAAAAAATGCGCTCCCGCGCAGCTGGACTTACACCATTCCGTTTGCTTTGCGTCGCCGATATTCAGCCATAAGCATTTCTGCCGGTGTAGGCCCACGCGGTGCATCAGGCTTTGCAAGAGCACGACGAATCGGCGGTATCGGCTTACCTTCTGCGGCTCGCTTCTCCCACATAACCAGTAAATCTGTAGCCTCTCTCGAAAGCTCTTTTTCACTAAGCTGGCCTTCTGTGCCGCGACGGCGCAGTTCCAGGCAGATGTGATACATCACTGGTTTTTTCCATGGGAAATCTTCGCTGCAGGCATATTGAAATATTTCCTTCCGCCAGCGCCAGTATTCCGCGATCACGTCGGCACTACTAATCCCCAGCGCACCGTGACCTTCCCTGCACCATTTGATGAATTGTCCTGGCGAAGGCCAAAAAGGTGAGCCGCTGGCCCGTGCGTTACGCATACCGGCTGAAAGCTGCTCTTTGGTCTGAATTCCAGCCTCGGCGAACGCTGCTATCCACTGCCGCTTCGCTGCTGTTTCATGAGCCTGGCTGCGCAGATTTGTCTGCTCAGCTGCCGGGAAAACCTGTTTAAGTTGGTTGAACAGAGCGTCAACCAGGCGCTCAGCCGTGGCATTAACAACTCCCTCAGCTTTATCGACCTGGTGATCCTGTTCGGGGCCAATCATGCGCGCCAGGGCGTTTCCGTCACGACGGTTAATTGCTTCAAAAACATTTTGCGTCATATAAATTCCTTCCAGCCCTCTGGGCTGTTCCAGTGTGGAACTTCGGGATCGTTGCGTCGTGCCTGGCTGGTATTCTTCAGTTCAAAAAGTCCTTTCCAGCCCTTTGCCATACTCTGCTGAACAATCAGCATCTGGGTCTGCGGATCTCCTCCAGAAAGGTTTATCAACTCTGTGATGGCTGCGCCTTCGCTGCGCTCGGTTGGCGCATAGGATTTAAACCTGTTTTCTCGTCTGTAGGCTTTCCACTCTTCCCATGCGTTAACGTTCAGCTTTTCCGGGTATGGATAGGATTTTTTAATTTTTCTCTCGCGTGGGGTTTTAATATCTTTTATATCTTCCTCTTCCTCTTCCTCTGGTAACGCTTTTTGTAACGCTGACTGCGTTACATTTTGCGTATCACGTTTTCGGTGCTCCGCCACCCTTCTGTTAGTAAGTGCCCGTTTTTTCGATGATTCACCGTTATGCCGGTCAAAATTTGGTAAAACCATCTTCCCGTCTTCATAAGCGAGCCAACCGACAGCGATCAACGCATCAGCAAAACCTGTAATGAAAGAGATACGATCAAGTACTCCACGTGTAACGCTACCAGCGTTACAATCAATTGTTTGTTGGTCAGCCCATGCCCATATGCGAACCAGCTTTCCGAGAACGGCATCAGGGTCGATATTAAGGATTTCAGCGATCTGGAAAATTTCGGGTTTGTCGGGTGTGATAACCTCGACCTTTATCCAGGAACTGGCCATCAGATCACCTCCGGAATACCAGAACCTTTCGCGGCTTCTTCCATGATTCGCTTAATCTCAGCCTGGCGCCGCAGACTGGTGTTGATGGCGCACTCCACGCAGTGGCCGTTATATACATAGCGCTCACTGTCATGACCGTGCTTACACGGTTTTCCCGTGTAATAACGCTTCAATCCTGCTTTCGCAGCCTCCATACGGGTTACGATCTTCATATCGATGCCTCATTACCGATTACTATTACGACAATATTCGGGCAGAGTGAAAAAAAGATCAACCACAAACGGATAATTATTACCTTTACGGTATCAATAGATATGAAAAGACCGCCAGAAGGCGGCCTTATGTGCGATTGAGTGGGGATCAGGAGTAGAAAAACGTGGCAAGCTCGGGCTTGGTCTTAACCCATCCGTGAGAACGGGCAGCCTTAAAAAGCCCATCCATCAGTCGCTTACCGGGTAATTTCCGCTTTCCTGTCAGGTGGGTCTGGATGTAATGACTGGTGGTCCCGGCCTCGTCTGCGAACGCTTCACGCTCATCAGGCGTTAATGCCAGCCAGTGCTTCTTGAAATCGAATTGAGTGTTCTCGTTCATGACTATTGCCTGATATTCATTTCAGATAATAAATATTCACCCATCAGGTAATAAAAATCAAGGTTTGTTACCTTTTGGGTGCATTTACCCCACAGGTAAAATCGCTTTAAATTGAATCACCAATTGATTCACATCCGAGAAATAATTTTCTGACATGAAAAGCATCCACGACGTTCGCCGAGAAAACCTGAATGACGTAATCGACCGTGAATTTAACGGCGTGCAGTCTCGCCTGGCGGAAAGAATGGTAACGCAACCCAACCTTATCAACCGTTGGGCGAATGGTAAGAAGATAATCGGTGATCAGTCTGCGCGCAAAATTGAGAAAGCGGCGAATAAACCAACCAACTGGCTGGATATCGATCACAAACTTTCCATGCGGCAGGAAGAAAGCAAAATTGATACAACCGATGCCTGCGAGCTGGCAGCGCATAACCTGCGCGCCTGGATGAGTGAAAACCGTGAGCTCTCATCACAGCAAAAACTTGCCGAAGCATCCGGGTTAAGCCAGTCCTCAATAAACCGGCTGCTGCGTAATGAGACTTCAATTACGATCGCTAACCTGGATGCAATTGCCGCGGCGTTCGGGCGTCGTGGTTACGAACTGTTGATACCGCCAGACGACCCGAGCGCGATTAAATACGACCGCTCGCGTTATGCATTGTTACCCCGCAGTGAAAAAGAAAAAGTCGAAAGTTTCATTGATTTTGTGATGATCCAGAACAGTAAAAATCACGATTAATACACATAACTTTCAATAACTAAGCCGCCACTGAGCGGCTTTTTTTACACCCCAATAATTACCTTTGAGGTAATTTTTAATGCTCATATCTATTGACATCGAATCACATACGCATAATTATTACCTCAACGGTAACGATTGAACGGATGTGAAAGATGAAAACAGCTCATTACTACGCAAGCCGCGGCACTAAATTCCTGGTGATCGGCGTTGATGGAAAGGTCACTGATGAACGCTATGAAGTCAGCGGCAAGGCGGAGGCAAGAAGACTGGCAGCAGAGTTATCAGCCAAGGCCTGGAACTTCTGAGTCTGCAGCCGGGAAACCGGCTGGTTTCAATCGGAGTAAAAACATGCAATGGAAAATCATTAACGGATGGTACTGCATCACGATTTCCGGGCTGATGAGTTGGAAATTCAAGAGCCTGCGCGACGGCATCAAGTGGGCATTCATTACAAAAGTGGCCAGCAACGTGGCCAATGACATGGGTGAGGTGAAGTGATGACTTTTTCACAGGTACAGCGGCTGAAAAAAATCATGGCCAGTTTCGATGCTGATTATGCAGCCACCAAAGAAGTCGATGCACGCCAAGAAGAGCTGGATCAGGCAGTTAAAAACTACTCAATTCAGGACGTGCTGAGCCAGCGCTGGGAAGGTTTAGGCGTCCGCCGCGATGTCGTCGCAATGGTTTTCGATGATATCGAATTCGAAGAAACCCTGGGCGCAATGATGCGTGAGTTGGCAGGAATCGCGGCCCGTTACGACCTGGCAGACAAAATCGACAGCGCGAGGGATGCCGCATGATGCAGAACGCCGGCAGCATGGACCGAACCAAATACCTCGGCGGCAGTGATGTCGCCGGTATTCTCGGGATCAGCCCGTGGCGCACTCCGCTTGAGGTTTATCTGGACAAAGTTCAGCCACGTATCAAGCCAGTCGACCTTTCTAAGCAGAAAGTTTTCACGCGTGGCCAACGCATGGAGCCATACGTCATCGACCTGCTTTCCGAAGAAACAGGCCTCGAAATCATCCATCGCGGAAACAGGTATATCCACAGCGAGTACGGGTTTATCGCCGCGGAAATAGATGCGGAAGCAGCTAGCGGAGAGAACATCGAGATCAAAACGGTCAGCCCTTTCAAGGCAAAGGAATGGGGGGAAGTGCAGACAGATGCCATCCCGGTGCATTACACCGCTCAGGCCATGCATGGGCTAATGGTTACAGGAAAGCAGGTGTGCGTTTTCGGCGTTCTCATAGGTGGTGATGACTTCCGTATCTACCGGGTCGAACGCGACGAAGAAACCATACAGGCCATCCTGGAAAAAGAAGTCGCATTCTGGGATCGGGTGAAAAACCTGAACCCCCCGGATGCCACCAGCGTCAGCGATATCGCTCTGATGTTTGAGAAGGATGCAGGTACCAGTATCGAAGCTGATGGAAAAGCACTGGCGCTATTCAACAACCTTCGCGACATGAAGTCGCGCTTCAAAGAACTTAAAGATGAAATCGCAGTATCTGAAGAGAAGCTGAAGCTGTACATGCAGGAGCATTCAATTCTGACTCTGGATGGGAAGCCAATATGCACATGGAAGTCTCAGGTAAGCAACCGATTTGACCAACAGTTGTTCCAGGCTGAGCACCCTGACCTGTTCGAAAAATTCAAAACAGCAACGACATCACGCGTATTCAGAATGAAGTAAGGAGAGAAAATGTCTACCAACGCACTTAAGGCAGCAGCGACCGGCAACCAGGTTGCGCAACATAACGAGAAACCAACCACGCTGGCCGGGCTTCTAGCAGATCCAAAAATTAAGGCACAGATGGCGCTGGCACTTCCAAAACATATGACAGCTGACCGCCTGGCGCGTATAGCCACTACAGAGATCCGCAAGGTTCCAAAGCTGGCAGCATGCGACCAGACCAGCTTCCTCGGCGCAATTATGCAGTGTGCTCAGCTCGGCCTGGAACCGGGCGGCGCGCTCGGCCACGCGTACCTGATACCGTTCGACAAGCGTCAGAAAGTGAACGGAAGTTGGAAAACCGTATCGACCGAAGCACAGCTTATTATCGGTTATCGCGGGATGATCGACCTTGCCCGCCGCTCCGGTCAGATTTTGAGCATCTCAGCACGTACTGTCCATACGAACGACAAGTTCAGATACACATACGGGCTGGAAGAAACGCTTGAACATTCTCCTTGCGAAACTGGAGACCGTGGCGAACTCACCCATGTATATGCAGTGGCCCGCCTTAAGGATGGTGGCGTTCAGTTCGAAGTAATGAGTCGCGCAGACGTTGAGAAAGTTCGAGCTCTTAGTAAAGCCGGCAGCAGCGGGCCATGGGTTGACCACTTCGAAGAGATGGCAAAAAAGACGGTGATCCGCCGCCTGTTTAAATACCTGCCTGTCTCTATAGAACTTCAAAAAGCAGTTGTGATGGATGAACGTGCTGAAGCTGGTCTGAGCCAGGATAACGCAGCAGTTATCACCGGTGAGTATTCCGTCGTTGATGATGAGCACCAGAGCCTGACAGTGGTTTCAGATACCGATCGCGAAGAAGCACGTGACTACGTCAGCGCAATCCTGAACAGCCTAGATTCATCCGCAGAAGACGCCAAAGCGATGTTTAAGCGTGCCGAAGATGAAATTAACGCCATGGCTGAAAAGTTGGGTGATGAGTATTACCAGGCATTTCTGATAACGCTGAATGATATGCGCCCCGAATTCGAGTAACACCACCGCGGCGCCGCGTGCGCCGCTGATGCAACCAGGAGACGTAACTATGAAAGGTGCATTTGATAAAAAGAAACTCCTTGAGGTGGTGCCACTGTCATGGAGCACTATCGAGCGGCTTGAAGCTGCAGGCGATTTTCCAAAGCGCTGGTACATCACAGATCGCCGCTGCGCCTGGGCTCAGGAAGAAGTAGAGCAGTGGCTTGATAAGCGCAAGGCGGAAAGCCCTGAGGTTTACACCGGAAAAAAGCCCCCGGTTGAGCTTCGGAAGTACCGCCCGGTGAGTAGCGCAGCATGAGAACGCTAACTCGCCACTGGAAACGCTGGTCAGGTTGGTACGTTTATCTGGCCGCAGTATTCGCCTGGCTGACATTGCTGGGCGTCATCCTCACAACAGAATGGTGGTTGAAATGAGCCAGTCAGTGAAGATGCAAAGATATCACCAGGACTACGCATCCCAACGCCGCGTGGAAAAGGTGATAGCCACCAGCCCGGCAGCGATGGAGATAGAGAAGAAAGCGCTGAGCCGGGAGCGGCAAGGCCAGTACCGTATTGCTGCGCGCCTGTGGCTTGAATGCCTGGATGTTGCTGTTGGCGAAGTGGAGCGTGCGCGGATCGCTATCCGCCGTGACCAGTGCATCACCAAAAGCAATGGCCTGCGCCGCGGTGATTACTCAGGCGTTTGTGCAACGTGCGGGGTGATCTATGACTAACGCAAAAGACAACATCCGAGTAGGCCGCATCATCATGGTTTATTCGGAGCAAAAACACGGATGGATTGCCCCGGGCGGACGGGTGATACGCAATCCCCTTAAAGCTCAGCGTCTGGCTGAAGAAATAAACGGCAAGAAGGTGGCAGCATGACCGATAAATACACTCTTATCTATGCTGATCCGCCTTGGGTATACCGTGACAAAGCAGCAGACGGAGAGCGCGGCGCCGCGTTTAAATACCCGGTTATGAGCGTGCTGGATATTTGCCGCTTGCCGGTTTGGGAGCTGGCCGCCGAAAGCTGTCTGTTAGCGATGTGGTGGGTGCCAACACAGCCGGTAGAAGCGCTGAAAGTTGTCGAAGCGTGGGGTTTTCGCCTGATGACAATGAAAGGCTTCACCTGGAACAAATGCGGCAGCCGCCAGGCCGACAAACTCGTTATGGGAATGGGCCACATGACCAGGGCGAACAGTGAAGATTGCCTGTTTGCAGTTAAAGGTAACCTTCCGCCGCGCCTCAATGCCGGGATCATTCAGTCATTCACCGCGCCGCGTCTTGCTCATTCGCAGAAGCCGGATTGCGTTCGCGAGAAACTGGTGCAACTGCTTGGCGACGTACCGCGAATTGAACTTTTCGCGCGCCAGTCGTCGCATGGCTTCGACACCTGGGGAAACCAGTGCGAATCGCCGGCGGTGCAGTTGATCCCGGGAACTGTGAGCAGAGAGGTAAAGCAGCATGACCCGACATGAAGCCGAACGCTATGAGCAAGAAAGCGTAATGCGTGCTGGCGGTATAGGGATCTCGGCTGCGTTACTGCCTGAATGCTCAGCATTAGCACTGTTAACCGCCGTGCTGCGCAACGCGCCGCTGGCACCATCTGATAACCAGGGGAAGATCCGCAATGAGCCTGAAACACCAGTTGCCTGAAATGCAGCGGCGCATGGACCCAGCCATGCTGGCGGCAGCCGCCGATGAATATGCCGATCTGCTAATCACCATGTGCCTGTGCATGAAACTGGCCGGGCCCACCAGGGCGAATATTCGCGGTTGCGCGTTATTGTTAAAGAAAAGGCTTGTGACACGTCACAGCCAGTCAGCTCTCGATAGCATCCTGAATAGCTGGGATCCTGTCGGGCAGTTTCTGAGCCTGCGCCGTGAGGCAAATGAGGCCGCCGCCAGCCACGGAGAACCGGCAGACTATTTTATTTAGCCGCCACCGGCGGCTACTTCCCTTCCATCCACTTCTCAAACTTTACCGGGGAGAACGGTATTAAATCGGTGTGCTCCCCTGCGATCCAGGCATCAACCATGTCAGCCCACTGCTGGAGCATGTAAGTGCGCTGCCGGGCGTACTCCGCTTTGTTATACACCGCTCTTACGCCCTTCTGTTCGTGCGCCAGCGCTTTCTCTATCCAGTCGGATGGATATCCTGCCTCATGCAGAAGCGTGCTGGCCGTGCGGCGCAGGTCATGTACCGCGAAGTGCTCAAGCCCCAGCCCTTCGCGCTGCGCTGTTTCTACCGTCGTATTAATTAACCTGTTTAATGCACCGTTGGATAACGGTTTGCTGACTGAGTAGCGCCCGGGTATGAGATATTCACTACCACCAGCACACATTTGCAGGCCGACCATCAGATCCTGGGCCTGAGTTGGCAGATAGATTACGTGGGAACGACTGCCCTTCATGCGCACCGCCGGGATCGTCCAGGTGCATTTTTTGAAATCGACTTCTTTCCAGGTTGCCTCTGTGAATTCGCTTTTGCGAACCAGCGTCAGCAGCACCAGCTTAAGCGCCAGCTTCATCGTTGCCATGGCCCCGACATTATCCAGCGTGCGGAAAAATATCCCCACCTCTTCCGGCTGAAGGCATCGCTCACGCGGTTTAAACATGGCGATCGATGATGGTTTTATGTCGGCCGCCGGGTTGAACAGTCCGTGCCCGCGGTCATTCGCAAACCGGTAAACGCTGCTGATTATCTCCCTGGCCTGCACTGCCGTCGCCCGGCCGCCGCGCTCGACTATTCGATCGCACAGGTCGCGCACCATCGATGTTGTGATTTCCGCCATCACCTTATTGCCCAGCACCGGCATTATGTCCCTGTCGATTACCGACTGTTTCATTGCTCGCGTACTGTCTGCCAGTACGACATGCCGCATATAGGCGTCGGTATGTACCGCGAATGTTTCGGCACCGCGTATCTTTTTAATACCGTCACGTTTCTCCGCAGACGGCGACCGGCCTGCTTTCAGCAGCTTTTTGGCGGATATGAGTTCCTCCCGCGCTTCTGCCAGGCTGATACCGTCACGCCCGTACTGTCCGATCACCAGCGTTTCACGCCGACCGTTAATGCGATAGTCATAGCGGAACGAGACGGATCCGGACGTGAGCACGGCAACGTAGAGCCCGTCACGGTCAGAAACTTTATAAATTTTGTCCTGCGGCTTGAGGTTTTTCAGTTTTGTATCGGTAAGCAC